TTCAAGAAGTACATGGGCACGGATGAAAACTCGATCATCCAGCTCAAGGAAGACCTGACCAAGAAGAAAGGTGACCGCATCACCATCGCCCTGGTCAACGAGCTGAAAGGCGCCGGCGTAACCGGTAACGCCACGCTCGAAGGCAACGAGGAAGCGCTGGGCAGCCGCTCCCACCTGATCACTGTCGCCCCGCTGCGCCACGCTGTCGCCCTCACCGAATGGGACGAGCAGAAGTCGGTCATCGAACTGCGCGATGCTGGCAAGGTCATGCTCAAGACCTGGATGATGACCAAGATGCGCGACGCCATCATCCTGGCCCTGGGTTCGATCAACGGCGTACCGTACGCGACCTCGACCGCTGCCCAGCGTAACGAGTGGCTGACCGACAACGCCGACCGCGTCCTGTTCGGCGCCGCCCGCTCCAACAACGCCGGCAACGTGCACGCCACCTCGCTGGCCAACGTCGACAACACCGCCGACAAGCTGACCCCGGGCGCCATCTCGCTGATGAAGCGCATGGCCCAGACCGCGAGCCCGAAGATTCGCCCGATCCGCCTGAGCGAAGACGAGGAATGGTTCGTCATGTTCGCCGGCCCGCGCTCGTTCCGCGACCTGGCCAACAACGCCGAAATGAAGCAGGCCAACCGCGATGCGCGCCAGCGCGGCACGGACAACCCGCTGTTCACCGGCGGCTCGCTGATCTGGGATGGCGTGATCATCCGCGAAATCCCGGAAATCGCTGTCCTGGCTGGCGCTGGCGCTGCTGGCATTGATGTCGAACCGGTCTACCTGTGCGGCGCCCAAGCCCTCGGCATTGCATGGGCACAGCGCACCAAGACCCGTACCGACGTGCGCGACTATGGCTACGTCAGCGGCGTGGCCATCCAGGAAATGCGCGGCATTGACAAGCTGACCTTCGGCACCGGTGCAAACGACCTGGACGACCAGAAGGACAACGGCGTCGTGACCGGCTACTTCGCTGGCGTTGCGGATAGCTGATGCGCACCTTCACCTATCAGGGTGACGGCACGGAGGTGACCCTGTACGGGGTCACTTTTGTGACTGGGGCACCAACTCCCGTACCCGACGAGAAGGAAATCTTGCTCGGGAAACTCGAAAACAACCCATTTTTCAAGGAAGAGCATGGCGACGACGACGGAACTGGCGGAACGCCTGCTGCGAAAGCTGGGCGTGCTCGGGGGGGGCGAGGCGCCGTCGGCTGACGATGGCGCTGTTGCCGAAGAGAAGATCGTCGCCGTCCACGAGGCGGTGACGGCGCTCGGGCGCGCTAACTGGCCGGTCGATGAAGTGCCTCCCTATGCAATCGAGCCGTACACGCTCATGGGCACCGTCCTGGCCGGACCCGACTTCGGGCGCCCGGTAGATACCGGCGCTTGGGTCATGGGGCTGCGCATGCTTGCGGCAGGTTCTGCTGCAGCGGTCAGCAAATGCCCCATCCATGCGGAATACTTCTAAATGCGCACGAAACTACCCTTCGTCGGCCCGTCCTACGAGGCGCGCAGCCTGAACGCCAACGCCCAGCGCACGCTGAACTGCTACGTGGAGCTGGACAACACCAGCCAGCGCGCGCCGATCGCGCTGTACGGCACGCCCGGCACCATGCGCAGGCTGACCTTCCCCACCAGCCCGGTGCGCGCCGGCTTCAAGGAAGGCGCCTACACCTGGTGGGTGGCCGGCAACGTGGTCTACCGCGTCGACGCCGACTACCAAGTCTTGGCGCTGGGCGAGATTGCCACGTACACCGGCGAGGTCGGCCTCGCGTCGAACGGCGGCCAGGTGCTGTTGATCGACGGCGCGAACGGCTGGCTGATCGACGTGAACGCGTCGACGCTGGCCGCGATCACGGATCCGGAATTCCCGCACGGCGTCACGCGCGCCGCCTACCAGGACAGCTTTTTCCTAGTCACGGGCGACGGTACCGGCAAGTTCTACATCAACGAGACGCCGAACGACGGCTCGAAGTGGAACGGCCTGGACTTCGCGTCCGCCGAGGGCTCGCCCGACAACACAATCGCCATCATCAGCGACCACCGCGAGGTGTGGCTGTTCGGCGAGCTGACCACCGAGGTGTGGTCGAACACCGGCAACGCCGACTTCCCCTTCATGCGCAGCGGGAACGTATTCCTCGAGCACGGCTGCGCCGCGGCGGGCACCGTGGCCAAGGCCGACAACACCGTGTTCTGGCTGGGCGCTGACGACAAGGGCGCCGGCATCGTCTGGCGCGCGGACGGCTACACGCCGCAGCGCATCTCGACGCACGCGATCGAGCGCGCGATCGGCGCTTACGCGCGCATTGACGACGCCTTCGCATTCACCTACCAACAGGAAGGCCACATCTTCTACGTGCTCACCTTCCCCGCCGCCGGCGCGACCTGGTGCTACGACGCGGCCACGCAGCTGTGGCACGAGCGCGCCTGGCGGGATCCGGACAACGGCCAGCTGACGCGCTGGCGCCCGAGCTGCCACGTGTACGCAAACGGCGAGCACCTGGTGGGCGACTTCGAGACGGGCGACGTGTACGCGCTGGATCTGGACGCCTGCACCGACGCCGGCGCGCCGATCCTGCGGCAGCGCCGCACGGCGGCCGGCGAGGCGCTCCAGCAACGCATGTTCTTCAGCAGCCTGCAAGTCGACATGGAAACCGGGGTCGGCCTCGACGACGGCCAGGGCGCGGCGCCGCTGCTGATGCTGCGCTACTCGAGCGACGGCGGCCACACCTGGAGCCCGGAGCGCGTCGCGACGGTCGGCGCCGCCGGCCAGTATGGCGCGCGGGCGAAATTCAACCGGCTGGGGTCCGGCCGCAACCGCGTCTGGGAAATCAGCATGACGGACCCGGTGAAGTTCGCCGTGTTCGGCGCCGTGGTCGACGGCGAAGCGGGGTCCGCATGAGCGTCCTCAACCTCTTCCCGGCGCGCATCCGCTGGTGCAACCCTGACGGCACGCTGACCCCGCAAGCGCTGCGCATGCTTGAGGTGCTGGTTCAGCGCGTGGGCGGCACGCTGGGCGACGTAGGTACCGACATGTTTGCGGTACCCGAGCCGCAGCCGGCCGCGCTGCCGGACGTGCTCCAACAGGCGCCCGCCGCCGAGGCGCTGGCCGACATGGTGCTGCAGCCGGCGCCCGGCAACCAGGCCGGCGCCGACGTCGTGCAGCAGACGCTGGACTACTCGGCCGGCACCGGCCTGGCACTGGCCAATTACCGCTTCTCGCTGAAGGACACCGCCGTCACGCCCGGCACCTACGGCAACGGCACGAACGTGGCCCAGGTGACGGTCGACCAGCAAGGGCGGATCACGAAAGTGGTCAACGTCCCGATCAGCGGACCCGCCGGTGCGAACTATACGGGCAGCCTCACCGGCAAGACGGTGACTGTCTCCAACGGACTTATTACCTCGGTGGCATAAATGCAACGACTCCCGAAACAAATCGCCGTGGCCGAGCTCGGCGCCGCCGCGGCTGAGCTGTACAAGGCACCGAGCAACACGAAGACGACCATCTCGGCCTGCTCGGTCACCAACAAGACCACGGCCGCGCGCACTGCGACGCTCACGATCCAGCCAGCCGGCGGCACGGCGCGCAATCTGGCTTTTGGCCTGGGCGTGGCCGCGGGCGAGACACGCGTCATCCACGGTGCGATCGCCCAGACGATGGAGGCCGGCGGCGTGCTGGCGGGCTTCGGCGACGTCGCCGGCGCGCTCGACATCGTCGTCTCTGCATACGAGACGAACCCATGATCCGACCAGCCACGCTGGCGGACATTGAGCAGATGGTCGTGCTCGGGCAGCGTTTCCATGCCTATGCAGGCGTGCACGAAATCCCGTTCGATCCCGAATCCTTCCAGCAGACAATCGCGCTCGGCCTGGCTGACGCCAACCAGTGCTATCTGGTGGCCGAGGTCGACGGCGCCGTGCGCGCCATGGCCGGCGCGATCGCATACCCGCCCTACTTCAACCACGCCGCCAAGACTGGCCAAGAGCTGTTCTGGTGGTCCGAATGTGGCGAGGGCATGCGACTGCACGACGCGCTTGCCGCCTGGGCGCACGAACGCGGCTGCCAGTCGTTCGCGATGGTCGCCCTGGCCGACAGTCGCAGCGCACGCATGGCGCGGCTCTACGAACGAATGGGCTACCGGCCCTCGGAACAAACTTTCATCAAAGGGCTATAAAAATGGCAATCGGAACAGCAGCCGCCATCTTGGGCGGGGCCGCACTTGGCGGCCTGACCTCGATCGTCGGCGGCAATAAGGCTGCGAAGGCACAGGAAAAGGGGGCGGACCAGTCCGCGCAGGTATCTAAACAGATCAGCGACGACCAGATCGCCCTGCAGCGCGAAATGTTCGGCAAGAGCGTCGCGCTCCAGCAGCCAGCCATCGACGCCGGCAACACGGCGCGCAACCGCCTGATGCAGCTGCTGGGCCTGTCCGCAGGCGGTCCGGACAACGGCGAGCTGATGCGCGGCTTCAGCACCGCGGACTTCGAATCCGACCCCGGCTACCAGTTCCGCATGGACCAGGGCCAGCAAGGGCTGGAGCGCAGCGCGGCAGCGCGCGGCGGCCTGCTATCGGGTGCGGCGCTGAAGGACACAGCGCGCTTCTCGCAGGGCTTGGCCTCGCAGGACTACCAGGCCGCGTTCGACCGCTTCCAGACGAACCGCTCGAACAAGATGAACCCGCTGCTGTCGCTGGCCGGCTCGGCGCAGACCGCATCGACCACCGCGGGCAACGCAGGGCAGCAGTTCGCCAGCGAGGCGAGCAATGCGCTCGGCCAGTACGGTGCGAACGCGACGCAGGCAATCGCAAGCGCGGGCAATGCGCGCGCGTCCGGCTACACGAACATCGGCAATGCCATCAATACCGGCGTTGGCACCGCCATCAACGGCATCCAGCAAAACACGCTGATGGACCTGTGGAAAAAGAAAGAAGGACTTTAAATGGCACTCGACCC